GATAATATGCCAAAATTTATTTCAGAGAGAGATGTAGCTTTTTTCAAAGGATTAGCTAGAGAAGTAGTAGATGATGTAATACAAAATGCTATTGTTTTATTTAAAATAAACTTAAATGAAACGAGAATAAATTTGTATGGAGAATCTATTAATAAAACTTGGCACGCCGGCGTTGAATTATATGCATTGATTAATAAAGAAGTTGAAACTTCTGCATATGAAGGATTTGGCTCAAATACAATGCAAAATATAGAATTTAGATTAGATAGATGGATGTTAGAAGAAAAGAACTTATATCCAGAAATTGGTGATATAATTTTCTTTGATAAATCTTATTATGAAATAGATAATACAAATGAAGTACAATTTGTTGGAGGACAAACGTATAATAACTTTAGTATAGTATGTTCTACATTTATGGTAAATTCATCAGCATTAAACATAGAAGAAAGAATTAATTAATATGTCTACAAATCCACTAAGACCCAATTTAAATAGGGCAAACGAAATAAAATCCGAAAAAGGGGATATTAAGAAAAGTGTAGGTCTTTTTGATATAGATTATGCCATGATGTCCTATTTGGAAGATACTGCTTTACCAAAATTAGATTATAATGGTAAATCGGTAAGTATTCCTGTTATATATGGCAATTCAGAAAGGTGGAAAGGCGCAAGAAGAGAGGGTATTTATAGAGATAGCAAAGGTAAAATTCAATTACCATTATTGATGATTAGAAGAACATCGATTGCAAAAGATGAAGCTATGCCTATGTTAAATAGACACGTTTCCTATCCAACTATAACAAAATATTCAAAAAATAATAGATACGATAGATTTACAGCATTGGGTGGTAGTACTCAACCAAAATACGAATTATTTAATATAGTAATGCCGGATTATGTAGAAGTTAATTACGAATGTATGGTTTGGACTGATTATACCGAACAACTTAATTCAGTAATCGAACAATTAAATTTTACATCATCATATTGGGGTGATAAAGAAAAGTTTAAATTTAGAACATCTGTTTCGGATTTTAATGTTATAAATGAAGTAGGTGAAGGAACTCAAAGAATTAATAGAGTTGAATTTACATTGAATGTGAAAGCATATTTACTTCCTGAAAAATTTGATGGAGAACTTACTACTAAAAAATCAATATCAACTAGAAAAGTTGTTATGTCAACTGAAGTAGATGTAACAAGTGGAAGTGGTAGATTGGAAGGATTACTCACAACTCCATCTCCATATTATGATAACAAAGATTTAATTGACTTTCTTTCAATAAATAATAGTAAAGTAGTTGCTGGAGGAATAGATTCTGCAACATTTACAAATATTAAATTAATACCCGCACCTGCTCAATTACAATCGGTAATATCGGCTGGATTATTAGTAAATGATGTAACATACGATGCTAAAATTTATATAAATGGTGTAAGATATTATCAAACCACACATTTTACAACAACATCATATACAAACAATACATTAACATTAACACTATTTCCAGGATTTTCAGTAGATAGTAATGATGAAATTATTATAACTGGTAAATTTCTAAACCTATAATGAAAAGAAGTTTAGTAGATATTACACAAAAATTATTTAGAAAACCAATAATGGCTGTTTTAACTCCTAAAGATTTAAATCATCCCGATTATTGGATATATGAAGCAACAGGTCATAGATTAGTAAGTATATTGAGAGAAATAGAATTGAGAGAATCGCAAGATAGATTATTGGTTTCAATCAATACACAAGGAATATCTCCGAAAGATTATATTGTTGAAGATGGTGGAAGTGGATTATTAATTAAATTTATAAAAACCAGATTTAATGGATTTGTTTTGGATGATTCTGATTATATTGAAATTCACGGAGATATAGAAAAATATGCTTAAACAATTTAACTCAAATGCCAGAAAATTAAATAGGATTATACCAAAAATCAATCCTAATAATTTGGTGTCTACGGATTTGAATAATTTAATAGATGATTATATAAATCAATCGGCATCTTTAAATAACAAATATTATGATGGTAGGGGTACAACTATAAATCCAATAGGAAATGAAGTAGCAACCACCGAATTTACAACCACAATTTACACAACAAGTTCTATTGAATTAAGTGTTGGTGAAACGTATGGAGGTGGTAAAATATTTAAAGTTGTTAGTGGTTCTTATACATTAATTGTTGATGTAAATAATTTAGGAGCAGCACAGTCACAATATATGCAAATCGCAACCGGAGCAACATCGACAACGGGTAGTGTAAATCAATCTTTAATATTAGCAAGAAGTGGTTCAACACCAAATGATTACAATTATTTATTACCTGGAAATGCGGCACATCAATTAGGAGGACAATATTATGGTTTGGATATGGAAGACCCTGCCGTAATGGCATATTCATCTTCAATTGGTGGTTATACTGATTGGTATATCCCATCTACAACTGAAATTGCATGGATAAATCAGGGAATACCTGGTAGAATATATGAAGGATTTGATACTGGTCAAAGATATTGGACATCTAACTATGCAGGTGCACCATATACATACTATGTTTCCGATGGCCAAGGTAGAACTAGCAGAATATTGGGTGAAGGTTCTAATGGTGGTTCAACTCAACATCCGGTTATTGCAATACGCAAAATAAATAGAAGTTATAGAGAAGTTTATAGTAGTACAGATGTTACCACATATGGTTCTGATTATTCACTATTACCTAATGAATTAAGTGCATCAATTGCATATACTTACACCCCATCATTGGATGTAAGAATACCTGCTAAATTTGGTGGTAGAACTCGTTCAAATCCAAATCCTATAAAACTTATAAATAATAAATCTAAAATTGATGATTTCCATTCAGAATTATTGGATTATAGTGCTAGAAAAGCAGAACGATATGTGGATGGGTTTGATAATGTAGCAAATACATTAACTATTAACAATGTAGTATTAGATTATGGAACGGAAGGAGCATCTCCAAATAATTTTGAAATATTAGTTTATGGTTTACATCTTCCAGGAAACTTTACAATTAAAGAAGTTGGAAATAATGTAGTAATAACTTTAAACGATAGGTATATAGATTTTGATAATGTAACTATTAATGATATTTATGTCATAGGAAAATTTAAATAAAAAAAATATAAACAATATGGCAAACTTAATAAGATTAAAACAAATAGAGAGTGGTTCTGCATTAACAAGTGCAGCAAATATCGGAACGGACATAAGTGGTTCAGTTATTGGTATCATTAGTTCATCTTTGAGTGGAGCATTATCTATACTTGCAACCGATGTAGAAGTTGCAGCAATAAGTGCATCAATCGCTGCAAGTATTAATATAGTAGCAACTGGGGTAGGGCTTGTAACAACCGCATCTTTTCACGCATACACCGCATCTTTAGGAGATACATTTGCAACTGATTTGGAAGTTTACCTTACTTCTTCGAACATTATAGACCAAGGGGAGTTTTAATTAATTAAAATTGATATTTATAAACAATAAAGTAAATTAAGAATAATATAGATGGCACAGTTAATACAACATAAAAGGGGTAGATTAGAAAGATTATCGGTAATTACGGGCTCTTTACAAAAAGGAGAAATCTTAATTGTAACCGGTTCATCTAATATAACCTCATCAAATGGTTCATCTATTCTATTTGCAGCAACCGAAAGTGGTTCGGTTCAAGCTACCAATCGATTTATAATTGGAAGTTCGGCACCAAATATATTTCCTGAATCCACTTATGGTGGGTTAGTAAATGGAGTTCCGTATTACGATAGTGGTAGTGGAACTTTATATTTGTTGGGTAGTGATGGTAATACCGCAATAAACTTAGCCGGTAACATTGGTACATTTAGTTCTTCGGTAGCAACCGAATTCTCAGCAAGCCAAACAACAATTACATCTTTAAGTGCAAGTATAGCAAGTGTAAGTGGAGAGTTTAGTTCATCGGTTGCAACATCATTTAGTGCAAGTAATGCAACTTTAAATACTTTAAGTTCTTCTATTTCGCAATCTATTATTGATATAGTAAGTGCATCATTAAGTAGTTCATTATCAGTTATAGCAACTGATATAGAAGTATCGGTGATAAGTTCTTCAATATCTTCGTCACAAGCATTGATATCATCATCAATTAGCACATCTTTATATACCGCATTGGACAATATTGAAACATATTTTCCTTTAGGTGTTATAAGTAGCTCTCAGCAAGTAATTGATATAATATTAAACAACTTTACTCAATTTACACAATCAATTGATAACACATTTGCAACCGACCAGGAGTTATATGTTACATCTTCTAACTTAGATGCAGGAGAGTTTTAATATAATAATAAAAAATATATTAGAATATAATCTACTTTAGTTATCGGTTACTTAAAAAAAAGATATTTATATCGGAATAGTATATATTAGCGTAAGCAATAGAATAATAAAATAGAATAACCAATCCCAAAATATGGCACAAATCATTAGACACAGACGTGGTAGTTTAGAATCCCTTTCAGCAGCAACGGCATCGTTCCAAAAAGGTGAATTAATAATTGTATCTGGCTCCTCAAACCTCACCACAACAAATGGTGCTGGTATGGTGTTTGCAGCAACCGAAAGTGGTTCAGTTCAAGCAGTAAATAGATTCTTAGTTGGAAATAACGCACCAAACGTATTTAGCTCATCTACTTACAATGGGTTAGTTAAAGGCGTTCCTTACTATGCAAGTGGTAGTTCAACTTTAACTAACCCATTGTAAGTAGAT